CTTCATACACAGTTCCCCAAGTTGAAGCACCACTTCCACTGGCAGTTCCTCTGTCGTAATTATAAACCTGTGTTCCATCAACGGCAACCCATTCTTCACTGCCTGACGTTCTTTTATACAAATGTGCTCCTGCAAGAGTCCTATTTGCTGTGCCGGACACTGTTGAGGTGAATGAAAAATTCACTAAATAAGTTCCTGCCTCACTGATTCTTAAATTTCCACTACTCAAAGTGAATGGAGACATCACTGAACCACCCAAAATATTCGTATCAATTGCCAACACTGTGTAATTACTTTTTGAACCAACTGAACCTCCACTGGAAATTGATTGTGCTTCAGAAGGTCTTACAGACGCATTTTTTAATTGTGTTGTTCCACCTCCACCACTATATTGAGGTATATTCAGTGTATTACCAACCAAAGTAGATGCTCCACTTGTTCCGGTAGTTGTTAAAGATAATGCTCCTTGTTTAGTATCAGCATATGCCTTGATAGATTCTGATGTAGATAATTTAGTTGCACTTGCTCCTTCCATTGTATCTGAATCTAAAAATTCATTTATAGTTATTCCACCCTTTGTTAGTCCTGTGGCACTCACGTCAAAACCTGCAACTTGTCCTCTAGTTTTTCTATTCCCTTGCTCCCACATATCAAATAAAGGTAGTTGAATCATTACTGGTCCATCACTACTTAATGAAGGTGTGATTGATTCAAACGAAATACTTGTCGATTCTGCTGTTAAATCTGCTGTTAGAACAACTTCTAGTGTAGTTCCTGTCCTATATGTCAAATACACCTTATCACCTGTTTTAAGGTTGTAATTTGTTCCTAAAACCATATCACCATTAGGTGTTCCGATACTTAACGATGTTATTGCAACGTCTTTCACAATACCAACTTGAGATGATAATACACTGATTCTTGCTCTTTGTCCTTGATAAGTTCCACCTCCACGTTCATATTCCATCTGTCCACGTCCTTGAAGATTTGTTCCACCACCAATTCTCATCGAAACACTTCC